CAAAAAACAATGATATTAGTAGCTGCAAAGCACAAACAATGGTTAGAGATAGTAACAACCTTTGGATGCAAACCAGAAGTAGCAGAAGATTTAGTACAAGAAATGTATATTAAAATACAACTGAAACTTGAAAAGGGTTTAGACATAATGTACAATGAAAAAGAAATTAACTACTATTATATTTATAAGACATTAAGAACATTGTTTTACGATTTAAACAGAAAAGGTAAAAACATCACAATAGTTTCTATGGATGATATACACCTAACAACCACTGATGTAAACTTTGATGAACCATATGATAAAATACAAGATGAATTATCAAGAATGTTTTGGTATGATAGAAAAGTATTTGAAATTATAAATGAGGGTGAGAGCATTGCAGAATTTTCTCGTAAAAGCCTTATACATTATTATTCACTTTACAACACTTACAACAAGGTAAAGAATAAACTAAAAAAGCTATTATGAAGCACAACGGAGATTTTAAATATGACTTAAAGGTTGGTCAAGTAAAAGAAAAAGAACTTGCAGATATTTTACAAGGAAGCACCATAGAGGTTAAAAGAGATTTAAAGACAAAAGAAACTGGAAATGTTTTCGTTGAGTATTATAATTTAAGAAGTAAAAAACCAAGTGGTATATCCACAACTGAAGCTGAATTTTATTGTTTTGCAGTCGAAGATACATTCCATATAATAAAAACAGATGTACTTAAAAATAGATGTAGGAATTATTTAGGCACAAACAAAGATGTGCTAGGTGGGGATAGTAACACAAGCAAGGGTATATTACTAACAATAAAAGAATTGATATGAAACTAGGGAACATTATTTATTACATAACTAAATATACTGGTATTAAATACCTGGTAGATAAATACCACAAATTAAGAGGTACTAAATGCAACTGTAATAACAGAAGAAAAAAGTTAAACGAAATAAAAATAGACAGATGGTAAAATTTAATAAACAAGATTTTGGTGATTGGTCAAAATTCAGGGAAAACAAAAAAGATACATTAGATGGTAATGAGTTTGAATTAATATGCCAGTTACACGCAAAGTACTATAAACATAAATATCACAAACCTTGCACTTGTAACCCAAAGAAAATAAAGCTATGGATTAAGCAGTTAAATGTAATTTGGAATAATGGGAATTAAAAAAATTAATGAGTGGGAAAAAGCAGTTGTATTTCTTTTAAATCTTGATGGGTGGGAGTTAGAACATTGTGGTGACGGTTATTCAAGATATGATGCAAAGGGAAAAACACCAAAAGGCAAGGATTGCGTCATTGAGATGAAATTTAGAAATAAGTATTATGAAGACAAATTAATTGAAAAAGATAAATATGATAGCTTAATGGCACTTGATGGTGTTGTTAAGTTATTTTTTGTTAATGACCCTAAAGGTAATTTTATGTATTGGTTAGATACTTTAGATATACCAAAGCCAGTAAAAAAGTATTGCCCAGATACTACAATGTGGACAAAAAAACGACTATTAAAAGACGTTTATTTGCTTACTGAAAATCAGGCGGTTAGAATAAATATCAATCTTTCTTAAAAAAAAGTTATAAAATTTTTTGTTTATAAGATAAATAGTGTTATATTTGCTTATTATTAATTTACAAAAAACAAAACAGATGAAACAGACAATAACTTTCGGACAATTTCAAGACGCATTTTACAATATGGACAGACAGGGTCAATTTAGCTACCCAGCTAAAAAAGCCTTATTTGAATATTTTGAAGAATATGAAGATAGCGTTGGTGAAGAAATAGAATTAGATGTAATTGCACTATGTTGTGATTACACTGAATATGATAGCCTAGAAGATTTTTGGCAAGAATACGACAAAGAAGATTTTCCTAACATAGAAGCTATTGAATGGCACACACAAGTTATACCAATAGACGATGATGCTTTTATAATACAAACATTTTAATATGAGGGTTAATGAAGCGGCTTGGGAAAAGCTAAAAAAACAAATAGAGTTTTATATAGAAGCTGACCCATCTATATCAGACATATCGATTAATTACCAAGTAAAAGAAACTAAGAACAGAAATTATTTAAGACTTAACATAACAATAGACAAATGGGACAAAATAACAGGATAGAAAAATTAGAGGCACAAATAGAAATATTAAAATCACAATTAGAGGAAGCGCAATCACATACCTACATATATGATACTGATACCTTATGGTGTAGTGATGGGGAGTTATATATTGGGTATAACGATGACAAAACACTTGTGATGAATGTAGACCAGCTTTTTAAAGACTTACCTTCTATTATAAGAATGGTAACCAAAGAACAAAAGAAACAACAAGCAATGCACCATAAAATGATTAAAGAAGCATTATGATTTTATTAGTTGATGCAGATAGCTTAATTTTTGCAAGTTGCTATCGTAAAAGAGAAACACCAGATGATGAACTTTACTACACCGATATTGATGATAGTAGGTCAAAGTTTGACGAACAGTTTATGTCAATAGTAAATCACCTAGAAGATAGATACCCAATAGACAAGGTGCTTACCTTTAGTGGTTCAAAAGGTAACTTTAGAAAGCTAATTACAAAGAAGTACAAAGCCAATAGAAAGAAACAAGAACTGCCACCTTTATTAGATGAGATGCACCAGTTTGTAAAAGACCACTATGAAAGCATCTGGGGTTATGGTGTAGAAACTGATGATATGGTCGCAAGGTACTGGAAGCAAATTTCTGATGATATAGGTAGGGATGAGGTTATGATAGTCAGCATAGATAAAGACTACAAACAATTTCCTTGCTTGATGTACAACTATCACTACAAGCACAAAGAGATACTAGACATATCAGAAGAAGAAGCTATGTTTAATTTTTATTCACAAATGATAGAGGGTGATACAGCAGACAATGTAAACTACTTTAAAGGTAAGGGTAAGAAGTTTGCAGAAAAGTATTTTAAAGACTGCACAACAAAATATCAATACACAAGAAAGCTATACGAATTATTTAAACTAGAATACAAAGGTAAAGCAAGACAAAAATTTGTTGAGTGCTATCACCTTTTAAAATTAAGAACCGAATGAAAGATATAAGAAGTATGAGTTTAACAGAAAGGTATAAATACCAAAACGAACAAAAACAAAAAAAGTTTAATGGTAAAACCGATAAAATAGTAGAAGATTTAAAAAGAGAGTTTGACATAAGAAGTTGTGTGGGTATAGACAAATACAAAACAACACTACAAGACAATAAACACGATGACTTTTTACAACACTTAAAAGAAGAATTAATGGATGCAGCATTATACATCCAAAAACTACAAAGTAAATAGAATGGAGTACAACACCATAAACACTATATTAGAAACACCAGAACAAGTAAGTGATTTATTAATTAGTTTAACTGGTTTAGATATATACAAACAAACAAGAAAAGCTGAATACGTAGAGCATAGAGCATTACTTTGTCATATATTAAGAAACAAACTTGATATGAGGTGGGTAAGTATATCAGACTTTATAAAATCAAAAGGTAAATCCTTTGACCACGCAACCGCTATACACGCAAATAAAATGTACCCTATATATAAGCAGTCAAGATTTGATTACTATGATAAACTTGAAAGTAACTTTATAGTTAAATCACAAATAGAGTATAGCCAAATATCTAAACTAGAAGTAATACAAAAAAAGTATGCAACACTAGAAAAAGATTATTTTAAGGCAATAGAAAAACTAAACAAATTTGATGGTGGTTATACTAAAAACGAAAAGAAGTACAGAACATTAGAAGAAGAACAAAGAACAATGTATGATGAAAGAGCAGCTTTAGTATTAAAGTCTTTTGAATGGAAGCAAAACAATAGTGAGTATGAAATAATAAACTGTGCAACTTAAAAACAGAATTATGAATACAAAATTATTAGTATGTACATTTAGCGGAGGCAGAACATCGGCATTTATGGGTTTGATGTTAAAAGAAAATCCCAAGTACAAAGAATTTGATAAAGTCTTCATATTTGCAAATACTGGCAAAGAAAGACCAGAAACATTAGATTTTATTAATAAATGTGATATTAAATGGGGTCTTGATGTAGTTTGGTTAGAAGCAGATGTAAATGATGAAAAAGGTATAGGTACATCATATAAAGTAGTTAATTATGAAACCGCAAGTAGGTCTGGAAAACCGTTTGAAGATATGTTAAATAAATATCCACTACCAAACAATATGGCATCTAATTGTACAAGGGAATTAAAATTAGCACCAATAAATAAATATGTTAAATCTTTAGGCTATAAAGAAGTTTATACCGCAATGGGCATAAGATGGGATGAAAGGCACAGGCAAAGCAATACCGCAATAGAGCAAAAAGTAATTTATCCATTAATTTATGATTTAAAAGTTGACAATAAATTTATAAGAGATTGGTGGGATAGACAAGATTTTGATTTGAAGCTAAAAGATTATGAAGGTAATTGCGATTTATGTTTTAAAAAGTCATTAAAAAAGAGATTAACAATAATTAAAGAAAATCCAACCGCAGCAGATTGGTGGTTAAAAATGGAAGAAAAATATTGTTCTGAAACAATACCAAGATTTGATTTAAGAACAAATGTAAGTGTTAATCAACTTATAAAAATGTCAAAACAACCATTTACTAAAGCACACGATTTGCACGAATTAGATAAACAACAATGTGATTTATTTGATTTTGAAACTGATTGTTTTTGTAAAGCAACATAAAACTATGATAAAACCAGAATGGCACTTTATGAATAAGCCAATGAAAATATTAAACTTATATGCTTGTTTAGGTGGCAACAGATACAAGTGGGATGAAGTTACAGATATAGAGGTAACTGCTGTTGAATTAGATGAAGAATTAGCTAGGTTATACCAGGAAAGGTTCCCTAATGATAAAGTTATAGTTGCAGATGCACACCAATATTTATTAGACCATTACCAAGAATATGATTTTATTTGGTCATCACCACCTTGTCCAACACATAGTAGAGCAAGATATTGGGGGTTTGGTGCTAATGGTAAAAACCCAACATACCCAGATATGAAATTGTATCAAGAAATAATATTTTTGCAGCATCATTGTAAAGGTAAATATGTGGTTGAAAATGTAATACCGTACTATGAACCAATGTTTAACCCAATAAAAAGAGATAGACATTTATATTGGACAAACTTTAAACTACCAAACAAATTAAGTAAAAGACATTTTGAGGGTATGTCACAAGCAAAAAACGAAGTAGATAAATTGTGTAAATTTCACGATTATAATTTTAAAAAATATAAAGGAAGCCAAGTGTTAAATAAAATAGCAAGAAACCTGGTAGACTATGAAGCTGGGAAAACAATATTAGAAACAGCATTAGGAATAATAACAAAATCAAACATAAACCAAACAGAACTATTTTAATATGACAAGAAAAAAACTAATACAAAAGCTACAACAACTATTAGACAAACTACCAAAGGGTAAAGAAAGAAAAGCTACAAGAGAAAGACTGTTGAAATTAAAGCTAGGAAAATAAGTAAATTAAATACGTTATATAAATATGGAAAAAGTAAAGATTAGTAAAGTAACACCAAATGAAAACAACCCACGTTTCATAAAAGACTATAAGTTTAAAAAGTTGGTTAAGTCAATACAAGACTTCCCAGAGATGCTTAAGCTGCGACCTATTGTAGTAAATAAAGATATGGTAGTGCTAGGTGGTAATATGAGATTAAAGGCTTGCAAAGAAGCTGGTTTAAAAGAAGTGTATATTTTAAAAGCTGATGAACTTACAGAACAACAACAAAGAGAATTTATTGTAAAAGATAATGTAGGCTTCGGTGAGTGGGATTGGGATATACTTGCAAACGAATGGAACAACCAACAACTAAAAGAATGGGGTATGGATGTGTGGCAACCAGAAGAAGAAGTTGATTACTCTATTTTAGATGATGAAGACTTTGAAAAGGAATTAAATGGAATGGAGGGTAGTGTTAGAAAAGCCATACAAATACCTTTCGAAGCAGAAAACTACGAACAAGCCAAAGAGTTATACAAGTTTTGGGTAGATAGAGACGCATACGTAGGTGGAATGATAATAGAATTTTTAAAATCTGAAAAAGAAAAAATATGAAAAAAGTTGAGTTGATACAAGTTGAACACGATATTAAAGTAGGTGACTTATGTGGTAGTTTTGAACCAAACATAAAAGAAGATTGTATATTTATGTATGAGGGTGAGCCAGTAGGGTTTTTTATAACAAAAATAAGTGGCAAGCTTGAAAAATTTATTGAGATAGCTAACAGTGAGTTTAGAAGCGATAGAGTACCTAAAAGCATTATGGCAAGGGCTAGTGGTGTTGAACAATACAGTACAATTATAGGTAGTGTGCCGCCTAAGCCACATCTACGCAGACCATACCCAAGTATATCAAGTGTGCATAACACAAAAAGTGCTAGGGTTTTTATAAAGGCTATGCTAGCAGCCTGTAGAGAAGCTGAAAGTGTTTTAAAAGAAATACTCCCAGAGCAATATGAAAAACAAGTTAAGCTAATAGAAGAATATGTACCAGAGAAGTACAGACTAGGTAAATGCTTTACGAGTAGTATTAACAACTACAATATATCTGCACCATTTCACAGAGATACAGCAAATATAAAAGGGTGTGTTAATGTGATAATAACAAAAAAGAAAAATGCAACTGGTGGAGATTTGCACGTGCCAGATTACAACGCAACAATGAATAGCAGCGATAACTCGATGTTAGTGTACCCAGCTTGGAGAAACGTACACGGTGTAACCCCAATAGTGCCAACTAGTGAGGGTGGTTATAGGAATAGTTTAGTATTTTATCCACTAGCATCATTTAAAGGAAAGAAATGAACAAAGATAGACACATAAAAAAGGAAAGTTTACTAGCAGCACTTGAACAGAGTTTAGGTGTTGTAACAGTAGCTTGTAAGAAAGCAGATATACCAAGAAGCACATATTATAAGTGGCTAAAAGAAGATGAGGTGTTTTCTAAGGCTGTAAGAGAAATAGAGAATGTAGCATTAGATTTTGCAGAAAGTCAACTACATAAGCAGATATCAGAAAACTCAACAGCAGCAACTATATTTTATCTAAAGACAAAAGGTAAGAAAAGAGGTTATATTGAAAGACAAGAAATAACTGGTGCAGATGGTATGCCTACTAACTTTCAAATAGAGATAATTGATAAAACCGAAGATACAGACTAATATAGTTTACAAGCACCTAGCTAACACAGATAAAAAGATTGTAGTTGAGCAAGGTGGTACAAGGTCTGGTAAAACTTACAACATCCTTTTGTGGGTTATATTTAACTATTGTGCAAATAACAATGATAAGATTGTAACTATATGCCGTAAATCATTTCCAAGTTTACGTGCAACTGTTATGCGTGACTTTATGGCTATACTACAAAAGTATAAATGCTATAGTGAGCAGTTTCATAATAAGTCTAATTCAGAATATCACTTATTTGGCAACCTTGTAGAATTCATATCACTAGACCAACCACAA